TCAAGCGAGTAGCGCGTTATCATAGTTCGGGAAACGCTCCCTCAGTCTGTCCGCCAGTTGCGTGTCGGAGCACTCCTCGCGGATGCACTCCTCGAAGACGGCGCGCTCCTCGTCGGTCAGGGCAAGGCCTTCGATTTCCAGCGAGGCCATGGCATTGCGCAAGCGCCACGTCATGATCTCTGTCCGGGTTCTGGGCCGTTTGATCGTGGTGATCGTCGTTGTCATCCTGATCTTCATGCCTGCATGATACGCAAACCGCAGCAGAAAGGCAAACGTCCCGCCTCACGTCGTCCCCCCTTCGCGGCGTCCCGTCCACTGCTGCCGCTGCCAACTGTCGTAGCCGTCGCGCTCGCTCCACAGGGTCACGTGCAGTTCGGCGTTGAGCGTCCCGCCGGAGTCGGCGCGCTCGACGGCCTCGGCGTAGGTGTAGCGGTTGCCCAGCATGGCGCTGGCGGCGGCCTGTGCCTGCACGCCGTCGAATGCGCTCGCGCCCGCGCCGCTGTCGCAGCGCACGCACACGCGCACGCGCCGCGTCCCGGCGGGCAGGGCGAGGGTCAGCGTGCGCGGTTGCCACGTCCCGGCGGGGACGGACACCGCCGCAGCGGCCAACTGCGCCAGTTCGGACCCGTCGGCGGCGAGGGCGGCCACGGCCACGGTCCCGGCGCTCGCGCCGTCGTCCGCCGCCTGCCGCCACGCCACGCCGACCTCCGCCAGCCCGGCGTCCACGGCGGCGAGGCGCACCCCGGCCCCGGCCAGTTCCACGTCCTGATGCATCGCCGCCCCGGCCGCCAGCGCGAAGCACGCGTCGCCCTCGGCTGGCGCAGGGTTCGCGCTGCGCACCTCCACCGCTCCCGCGTCCACGCTCCAGCCGGACAGGTTCCCGGCCTCGGCGTTGCCGTTGACCACGGGCAGCGCCCAGGCCTCGCCCTCCACGCGCCTGCGCAGCGCGCCGCCGTCGCCGTGTATCTCCAGCACGTAGCGCGTGCCCGGCTCGGGTCCGATGTCCCCGGCGTCCTGCGGCACGGGCGTGGCGGTCTGCTGCATGCGGTCGCGGTGCGCCCAGCTCACGGTCAGTTCGCCGGTGATGGTCGCGGGATGCGCCTGATCGCAGATGCGCAGGCGTCCCGGCGGCAGGGGCCGCGCCGCGCGGGCGTTCATGGCCAGTGCGTCCACCGGGGCGCTGGCCGCGTCGAGGCGTCCGTGCCCGGTCAGCGGCAGGCACCGCGCCTCGATTTCCTCCCCGGCGGTCCACTCGCGGCTGACCACGCCGTCCCCGCCGTCGGCCACGGGCACCCACAGGCGCGCCCCCGGCTCGTGCGGCTGCGGCACGGTGTCGATGACGCCCCGGTGCACCCGTGCGCCCTCGGCCGTCAGCTCCAGCAGCTCCACGATCTCGCCGTCCAGATAGGCGAGGCACGGCAGGTCCAGCGCGTCGGCGTCCAGCGCCCCGGCCAGCGGCAGCACGGCGTCCACAACGCCCACGGCCTCGGTCAGGCTGTCCGTCTCCGCGAAGGTGCCATGCCCGGCAGCCTCGAATTCCATGCCCGCCGCCCGTGCCTCGATGGCGTAGCCCGTGGCGTCGCCGGTGGGGCGTCTGGCCAGCGCCAGCAGATAGCCCGCCTCGGGGTCCAGTTCCTCGGCCTTGGCCAGCACGGCCAGCCACTGCTCGCTGGCCACGCGGCGCACGATCTCGTAGTAGGGCAGTTCCACCAGCAACCGCTCCGGCGCGGCCTGCGGCGGGGACACGGGGTCCGCCCAGCCCGAGACCTGCGCGCCGTAGACGGCGCTGGTGGCCGCGAACACGTCCTGCACCACGCGCAGGCGCACCTCGCCCGAACGCAGGCGGCCATGGGTGCTCTCCACCACGCGCACCACCATGCGCTCGACGCCAAGCAGCGGCCAGCGCAGCGCGAACACGTCGCCCTGGCGCAGGGTGGCCAGCGCCTCGCCGCCGGTGACGGTGGCCTGAGCCAGCATGGACACGGCCTGCCGTAGCTCGCGCGATGCCACGCGCGCGGCCAGTTCCGGGTCCGTGATGAAGGGGAAGGACAGGTCCATGGGTTCGCCGCGCCCCTGCATGGCCTCGGCCGCGATGTCGTGGGCGGTCACCGTGGCGGTCTTGCCCAGTTCGCGCTCCGTGTAGGACAGCGTGGCCCGCGTGGGCACGCCGCCCCACGCCGGGCGCGAGAAGTCGGTCACGCTCTCGATGGTTTCCGGCCCGTACTCGGGCAGGGTGTCGGGGTCGTAGTCGTCGCGCACGAGCACCAACTGCTGGCGTCCGGACGCGTCCTCGCGCAGGGTGGCGTCGATGTGGCGCAGCACCTCGTCCACGAATCCGGCCACCGAGCCGTTCCCGTCCCACAGGCAGGACAGGCCGAAGCCCTCGGCGGTCAGTGCGTCGGCGGCGGCCGTGAAGCTCGCGTCGTCGATCTGCTCCGGCCAGAAGCCCCGGCCCCACACGCGGTCGGTCAGGCACTCGCGGATGATGTGGGCGGGGTTGGCGTCGCCGTGCTGGCCGATGGCGGCGCGGGCGGCATACCACCCGCGCGGGATGCGCTCCACCTCCACCCACCACGGCTTGATGTAGCTCGACATGGCGGAAAGCCACGGCGCGCGCAGAATGAGCGCAGCCACGCCGCGAAAGGCGGGCACCGGGCCGAGGGTCGCGGGCAGGGGCTGGCTGTCGCTTGCGCCCCACGCCCGCGCCAGCGCGCGCACCGCCTCCGGAACTTCGGCAGGGGGCTTGCCCACGCAGTCGGCGGGCACGGTCCCGCACCACGCCTGCAAATAGTCGTTTGGCGGCTGGTCCGCCGTGCCGGTCGCCACGTCCACGTCTCCCACCACGCCGCCTTCGCGCTCCTCGCCGCCCAGCAGGTCCGGGGCGTCGATATGGACGCGCCCGGCACCGCTGCGCCCCTGCCACGCCACGCGCTCGCCCACGATGATGCGCGTCACCGCGTCGATGACGCCGTGGCACAGCACCATGTGCATGCCAAGGCCGTACCAGTACCCTGCGGTGTAGGTGGTGGAGCCACCGCCGCCTTTTCCGCCGCCGCCCATCTAGTTCCCCTCCCGTGGAAGTTGCCGCGCGCACCACGCGCGCCACGCCGTCAGCCAGCGCTCCCGAGCCTCGGCCATGGCCGCGTGCGCCACGGCGACGGCCATGGCGTCACCATCGGCGAGGAAGTCCGCCGCCGTGCGCCCGTGCTCGCGAAAGTCCGCCCAGCCCCAGCCCCGCGCCGCGAAAAACGCCCGCACCCCGCGCATGCAGTAGCGCATGTGTCGCATGTGCCGCAGCGTGACCTGCACGTCCTCGGGCCGTGGGGCGGCGTCCGGCCTGTTGCTCATGCTCATGTCTTCCTCCTGATGGCCTTGGTCTTGAGGTCGCCGAACCAGACCACCGAGGGCGAGGTGATGATCACCCGTCCGAACACCACGGGGACGCTTCGGCCTTCCTCGGCCACGGGGATGTCGAGATCCGCGATGCCCGCAGCCTTGGCGTTTTGCACGTTCGGCTTGGGCGGCTTGGGCCGCGCCACGTAGCTGATGACGGACAGCGCCGCCATCGCGATCCATTCCCACATGCGGACCTCCTAGACGACGGACCCCGTGAAGGGGTTGGTCTGCGGCAGCCACGGAAAGCCGCCGAATTTCACTGTGTTGTGGAATTTGTCCCGGCAGGTGGCCAGCGTGTGGTCGCACCCGGCGCAGGCGCTGACGCCAGCGCCGGGCTTGAGTCCGGGAATGCCGCCGGTCAGGGTCACGGCCTCGCCCGCGTGGGCCACGATCATGCGGCGCTGGTCCCCGGCCGCCAGTTCGCCGCCGGTGAGCCAGCCGTCCGGCCGCGTGGCGAATTCCGGGGCGCGCAGCACCGCGCCCTCCACCGCCGCGACCACGGCGGAGAGCTTCCACCCCGCGCGTGAGACGCCGCACCCCGCACCGTACAGCGCGTGGGAGCAGCCGCGCGTCAGCCTCCGCGCCGCGCCGCCGCCCTCCAGTCCGTCGGCGTGGGTGGCGCAGGCGATGCGACAGGTCAGCCCGTCGAACTGCACGCCGCCCACCACGCCGGTCCAGACCACCGCGTAGGTCTCGCCCTCGCCGCGCAGCACCTCGGCGAGGATGCGTCCGGGCGGCGGTGCGGCCACGAACTGCCGGGCCAGCGGCAGCGAGTGCGCCGCCTCGATCTCGATCTGCGCCTGCGTGGCGTCGGCGGTGCGGCGGATGTCGCCGCGTTCCAGCGGCGCGGGCAGGTAGGTTTCCCCGTCGTGCGTCACCGGCGCGTCCGCGCTGGTGTAGAGCCAGCGGCTCGCGCCGCAGACGAATCTGTACAGCTCGATCATGAGGCGACTCCCGAGAAGGCGAGCACCGCCTCGGCCACGCCCGCGCGGTGGTGGGTGATCTCCACGCGGTCGGCGGAAAGGCGGTTTTGGGTGAGGTAGCAAATGCGCACGGCCTCGGGCGTCAGCTCGCGCCCGCAGCCCGCATCCAGAGACACGATCTCCTCTCCGGGCGCACCCTCGGCCACGCCCGTGATGCGGCGTAGGGCGATGATCGTTCCGCGCGCCGCGTCGATGACGGCCAGATGCGCGCGGCGCGGGTCAAGGCGGTAGGCCGCGTGGTTTGCGGCCCGCACCCGCAGATTCACGCCGTCCACGCCCACCGGGGCCACAAGGATGAAGTCGTCCTTCCACGTGGGAATCCACACCACGCCGAACCGCCCGCGCAGGTGGTGGACCAGCTGGCGCAGCCGCCACACCTCGGCGGGCGAACCGGCCCGCACGCGGTGGGCACAGTCCCACAGGTCGTGATGCCAGCCGCTGTCCATGAGCGCGGGGCCGGTGTCGAAGTCCACCACGTCCACCTCGCGGTGCGCCGTGCGCGACAGCGTGCCGCCCTGCATGAGCGGCGGCGTGGTCAGCACGGCCACGCCCTCGTAGGTCGCCTCCGGCTGGTGGCCGGGGATGGCCGCGTTGTCCGTCACGGCGAAGCGCACGAGGGTGTCGCGCACGCCCGCGCCGCGCTCGGTGTGTCGCACGTCGTCGGGCATGGTGGCCATGCGTCCGGGCAGGACCAGACAGCCGCGCGGGTAGTCGCCCGTCACGGCCTGCCCCAGCGCAAGCGCGCCGGGCGACACCTCGGTCACCATCACCGCCTCGCAGGCGTCGTCCCCGGCCCACAGGACGGCCACCCCGTCCGGGCGGAAGTCGCCACAGGCGGTGTCCACCAGCACGGCCACGTCCCCGGTGCGCACGGGCTGCGCGCTCTGGCGCATCTCCCACCACACGGGCACGCACCACGCGCGGGCGCGCCAGCTCCACACCCGCGCGTCCAGCCGCGCCTGTGCGGCCGCGTCGGTGAGGCGGCACACGTACTCGAAGCCCTGCCGTGGGGCCACGCGCAGGGCCGAGCGCGTCTCGGAGCCGTCGCGCGCGTGGCGCAGGCAGGTGAGAAATTCCAGCGACTCCACGATCTGCGCCTGCGGCCGCCACGGCCACACCACGATGCGCCGCCCGGTGACGGTGAGGGTCAGCGTCGCGCCGGGGAATTCCCACTCCACCGTGGCGGTGAAGGCCGCGCCGCCCTCGGCCGGGACCACCAGCTCGTAGACGGCCTCGGCCATGGGCGGAATCGTGAACGGCGCACCGGGGCCCACGAGGCGAAACTCGTCCCCGCCGCTGGAGACGATGGCCGCGCAGGTCGTGGGCACGGCGTGGGCGTTCCACACGGTAACGGCGTGGGACTGCCCGGCCACGATGTTGCCGCAGTCCACGTCCACGGGAGCGATGTGGATATGCCCGTATAGCGCATCGAGAAACGACGATCCGCGAACGCCCGCGTGCGTCGTGGGCACGGCAGCCGTGGGCTGGGCCGAGACCGCCGCGCCGGAGTCCACGCGCGGCGTGGGCGCGCCGCCCGGCGTGACGCCGGACCACAGGCACAGCGCCTGCGTCGTCTGCTGGGGCGCTCCGGGCAGCGGCCGCCCGGCCGGAAATCCGCAGTGCGTGGCCATGGGCTAGTCTCCGTCGTAGGGGATGGCGAATGCCGGGCAGAACCGCCCGGCCTCCACGGTGGAGCACGGCAGCACCATGTGCCGCGCGCCCGAGAGCGTGACCACCTCGCCGGGCATAAAGGCGTCCATGCGCGTCAGGCGCAGCCCCGGAATCTCGCCGATGAGCGAGCAGTTGCCGTCCCCGTGCGACAGCGCGAGACGGATGGGCACCATGGGCGCGATGCCCGTGAAGCCGCTGGGCATGGACGCCAAAAGCGGCACGTCCGGCGGGAACGCATAGAAATCCAGCTCCCGCGTCGGATTGACCGCGACGCGCACGGGATACAGCGCGCCGGCCTTGGACTGCGGATACGCCGCAAAGGCCGCCCAGTCCCCGTCCGAGAGGCCGCGCCCGTGTACGCTGCACCAGCCGCCGTAGCCGTAGGACGTGCTGATCTGTGCATCCATCAGTTGGTTCGCGTCGCGAAGGGAGAGCACGGTCTGTGGGATGGGCCCCGCGCAGAACAGCCCGCCGCCCCACGCGCCATATTTCGCGATGTCCGCAAGGAGCAGGTAGCGCCAGACGCCCACGCTGACCTCCAGCGCCAGCACCAGCAGAAACGGCTCGTTGACGAGAAACATCCGATAGCCCGGCAGCGCGCCCGAGAGCCACAGGGCGGAGCCGCTGGTCTCGTCTGGCGTCCCTGCGGGCTTGAACGGCACACCGGGCTGCGCGTCCCACGCGGCCTGCGCGTCGAACCCCGTGGACACCGCGCAGGCCAGCCCCGTGAACTGCGACCGATACTGGCGGACGCCATCAACAATGTCAGAACTCAAATATGTGTCTCTCCAGCCGAACACCGTGGCCCGCGTGGCCGAGCGGAAATGCAGATGCGTGCCGCCGAGGTGCGCGTGCAGGCGCTGGCCCTCGGTGGACGCACTGCCGGGATAGGTGCTGTAGCTCGATGCGTCGGCCGCCCACAGGTCCACGGTCCAGCCGTTGGCGGCGAGGAACACGCGCAGGCGGTCAAGAAAATCGTGCTGGCTGGCGGCGGTGCCGGAATCGTAGGGCATGGCGGCTACTCCTGTCTGACGGCGACGAAGGCCGCGCGGTCCGTGGTGTGGGAACCGGAGAACACGATGTAGGTTCCGTCCGGCGTGGTGATGGTGTCCTCGGCCGCGACGCCGTAGCCCGGCACGGCGCGCATGCCGTCCAGTTCGCCGTAGAGGTTGCGGTTGGGCGCGCCCGCGCAGAGGATGGCGGGCAGCAACGGCAGGGAGCCGTCGAGGTTCCCGCGCAGGGTCGCAAACGTGGCGTAATAGCTCGATGCCGCAGGCAGGGACCACGGCCACAGGCCGAGCGTCCGGTCCTCGGTCCAGGAGCTGTCGCTGGCGCGTTTCCAGCGGTGCAGGATGTTGCGCCACTGGCCGAGGAGCAGCAGGCCGGAGGAGAAGTCCGGCCGTGCGTAGACTGTGGGGGCCGAGAACGAGGCGTTGTAGAATGGTGTATTGCTGTCCGTCTGCGCGGACCACACGGCGTCGGGCATGCAGCCGCAGCCGCCCACGAGCAGCGGATAGGGCAGGCTGGAGGGCGGGCCGTAGGGCAGGATCAGGCCGAGGTAGCCGATCTGGTAGGTCGTCGAGGCCTTGGCGACAACGATGATGCGCCGCGCGGACACAAACAACCAGTAGCGCAGCCCCGCGTCGAGCAGACACAGCCGTGGGCAGTGCGCGGGGTCGCCGTAGGCACCGGGCTGCGCGTCGAAGGTCAGCTCCGGGGAAAATCCCGTGAAGCCCTGCAGCCGCCAGTTGCGCCCGCCCGCGCTGTTTGCCTCGGTCGCCATGCCCACAAACACCTGCTCCGCCCCGGTCCCGGAACTGCGCAAAATCAGCTCGTCCGGCTCGTCCCCGGTGCCCTGCGCGTGGCGCAGGCAGGTCCAGCCGCTGGCCACCGCAAAATCCTTGAGCGTGACCAGCAGGTCCTTGTAGCTCGTCGCCTCGCCTGTCGTGTAGGCCATTACATGATCTCCCTGAGCGTCTGACGGTTCTTGCGGATGATGTTCATGACCGTGCGCTCGCCGTGCGCGCTGCCGAGGTAGCCCGCTGCGGTGTCCCGCTCGTCCACCACGTTGACCACGCGCACGTTGACCTGCGGCGGCTCGGCCTGCGCGTGGCCGATGTTGTCGCGGTGGCGCGGGTCGGCGGTGGTCAGCACCTCCTCGCGCCTGCGCAGGATGGCGGGCACCTCGTCCGGGGCCAGCCCGGCCAGCCCGCCGCTGTGGTAGCGCCGCGCCGAGAGGAACACGCCGGGGTCCACGCCGCGCGCACTGCCGCCCTCGCCGACCACGCCGCCGGAGTGGAACAGCCCCGCGAACATGGACACGATGCCCCCGGCCTCGCCGGGGGACGCCCCGCCAAGTAGCGCGGCCAGCGGCCCGGTGATCTGCTGCTGGATGAGCATGCGGGCGAGGTCGGCGGCCCAGCTGGAGATCATATCGCTCCACGCGAGCTCGCCCGTGGTGCAGACGCTCACCAGTGCGTCTTCGACGCCGCGCAAGCCGCCGCCCACGGCCTGCTCGGTGATGTCGGCCAGGCCTTTGGCCTGTTCGGCGTAGCTCTTGAGCGCTTTGGTGGCCCCGGCCTGCATCGTGTCGAGGTCGGAGGACCAGAGCGCCCCCAGCCCGTCCCCGTCGTCTCCGCCTTTGCCGCCCTTGCCGCCCTTGCTCCTGTCGTTGATCTCGTCGATGCGCAGGCGGACCCACTCGGCCACCTTCACCCGGTCCGCCCCGGCCTGCTCCCACACGCGGGCCTGCGCCTGCGCCGCCTCGATGGCCATGGTCGTCTCGCCAAGGGTCAGGCGGTCGTACTCGCGCCCGAAGTCCTCCAGGGCGGACGTGCGCTGCGCCAGCGCGGCGGCAAAGGCCTTGGTCTCGGCGTCCTGCCGGGCCTCGTAGGGGTGGGAATTGAGGGCCTCGCGCTCCTTCGCGTCCATGAGATGCGCCAGTTCGATGCCCCGTCGCGCCTCGCGCTCGAAGGCGGCCAGTTCCGGCGTCATCGCGCCAAGTGCCTCGCGGTAGTCTTCGATCTTCCTGTCCAGCCGGTACAGGTCCAGCTCCCGTGCGCTCATGGTCAGGGCGGCCAGTTCGTCGCGCAGGCGCTTGGCCGCATGCCCGGTGCGCTCCGCGTCGGGAGCTGCGGCGTCGCCGCCGGGGGCAGGAGTCGCCGCACGGGCGAAGGCGCGCGAAAAGGCCTTGTCCCGCATGGTCATGCGCTCCAGCAGGTCCTGCCCCTCACCCAGCGGGGCGGAAAGCCCCATGCGCACGTGGGGCATCACGCCTATGCCGCCGAGAATGCCGCCCGCCCCCTCCGGGGGGCGCAGTCCGGTGTTGGCCTGCGCCTGCGCCCTGATCATTTCGCGACGCGTGCCGCGTATGCCTTCGGCCACCGCCTCCAGCGCGGTGCTCAGGCCGTCGATGACCGAGGTGGCCAGTTCCGTCTGTTCGAGGGTCTCCAGAAATTCGCGCCAGCGGTAGTTCAGGGTGTCGATGCTGCCGCACAGCCCGCCGGCCTCGGCCTCGGCCGCGCCGCCCACCTGATTGCGCAGCACGCCAAGAATCAGCGCCTGCGCACCGGCCACGTCGTTGGCCTCCAGCATGGCGTGGATGAGGCTCTTTTCCTGTTCGGTGAAGCTCACGCCCACGCGGCGCATGGCGTTCAGCCCGGCCACCGGGTCCTCCAGCGCCTTGCCGAGCATGGTCACCGCGCCGCGCAGGTCCTGCCCGAAGGTGGCGGACATGTCCTGCGCCAGCATAATGGCGTCCCGAAAGGTTTCGCCCTGCACGCTCTTGAAGGTCAGCATCACGTTGACGGCGTCCATGATGGCGTCGCGGTCGCCCAGCGTGGCCAGATCGCGCGAGCGTGCGAAGTCGTCCAGTTCGTCGGCCGACAGCCCGGCCGCGCTGCCCGTGGCCCGGATCAGGGCCTCGGTCCTGCGCAGTCGCCTGTCCCACTCGGCAAAGGACATGGTTCCCGCCGAAACGGCCGCGCCCACGGCCCCCATGGCGGCCGCCACGCCAAGGCCCACGGATCCGAAACTGCCGAGAATTCTGCCCAGCGCCCCGGCCTCGGCCGCCAGTCCGCTGACGGCTCCGCCTGCCTCGGAACTGGCCGTGGCGACGGCCCGGCCGAAGCGGGACTGCGCATCCATGGCCTTGCGGGTTCCCTTCTCCACGTTTCCGAGGTCGCTGACGATTTTTTTCAATTCCGTGGACGTTCTGTTCTGCGCCTGAATGACAAGGGCAATGCGCTCTTCGCGTGTGGTCATGGTGCCTTCCGCATATTGGCTATTCTGTTGGAATCTGCTACCCGATGCGCAAAGGAGGCTCACATGGGATTGTTCGCCGTCATGCTCGTCTGCGGCATCATCGCCGCACTCATCGCCGGGTCCAAGAACCGCAGCCGCATAGGCTGGTTCCTGCTCGGATGCATATTCGGACTCATCGCCGTTGCCGTCTTGGCCTGCCTGCGTACGCTGCCGCCGAAGTCGCAGGCTCCTTCCCCGGCCCCGTTCCCCATCGACGAGGACGACGAGGGCGACGCTCCCAGCGGATTCTGCAGCCCGGCCGCGACGCGTCGGCAGGCCGAGGAACGCGCGGCCATGCGGGCCGATCGCGACAGGTGCGCGCGCGAGGAGTGGGAGAAAGGCCGCCGCGAATGCCCGCACTGCGCGGAGCTTATCCGGCGCAAGGCCACGGTCTGCCGCTTCTGCGGCGCGCAGGTTACGCCGGAGGAATATCCCTGCCCGCAGGCAATCGACGCTCCGGTCCAGCCCTGATTCATCGCCCGCCCCGGCGCTCGTAGTCCGTCCCGCACGAGCTGCACGCCAGCGCCAGCCCCGTCCCGAAAACCAGCGCGCATTCGCCCACGCGGCGTCCGCCGCACGCGGTGCCGACATCCTGACGGGGCTGCGCCGGGGGTGGGGCGGCCTCTGCCCGGCCCACGCCCAGAAAGGCCAGCACGGCCTCCCGGAACAGTTCCTCGCGCTGCGCGTGCTCCAGCCATGGGCCTACCTCGTCGGCCCGCACGCCCCACAGGACGCGCTCGCGTCTGGTGATGTCTCCTCTGGCGAGGAGCACGGTCCAGCGCTCGACGTGTCCGGCCAGCTCGTCCCAGCCGATTCCCGGCCCTTCGCCGCTGCGGCCAGCATGGTCCCCAGCGCGGTGCGCGCGCTGCCCATGGCGCTCATCTCCTCCAGCACGCCGGGCCAGTCGAAAAAATCGCGCACCACGTCCCGCGCAGTGGTGCCTGTGCAGTTTTCGGCCATGGTCTCGGCCCGCGCGTCCATGTCCCGCCGGTGCGCGCGGGTGCCCTCGGGCACCAGCACGATGGCCAGAAAGCGCGGCAGGGCCTGCCCCAGCGCGCTGGCGAAGGCCGCCTCGTCGCGCACGGTGGCCATGTCCACGCTGGTGAACAGCCGGGCCAGTTCCATCAGCTGCCCCAGCACGGGCATGCGCTGCTCGTAGACCGTCCCGCCGATGTCGTAGCGCTTCACGTCGTCCATCTCGTGCTCCTAGAAGTAGATGAGCCGCAGTTCGTCGTCGCCCGCCACGCCCTTCAGCTCGAAGTTCAGGGTGTAGGTGGTGCGTCCCTCGCGGTCCGCATAGGCCGGGGCCTGCGCGTGCTGGGCCGCTGGCGCGAGCACCAGCACCCGGTTCCCGGCCCGGCTGCCCACCAGCGCCTGAATGCGCGCCGTCTCGCCCGTCTCCCACGCGGCAAAGGGATTGTCGCTGTCGAGGCTGTCGGCCTTGGGGTCCAGCGTTCCGGTGGGCGTGCGGTCCGTGACGCTGAAGCCGCGCACCCCGTCGGGGGCGTTCAAGTCCTCGTCGCGGGTCACGGTGTTGGCAAGCTCGAAGCTCAGGCTGGTCACGCCGTGCGGCGCGTAGCCGCCCACGGTCAGCCCCATGGCCACGGCCAGCGGCGGCAGGGTCGCATCCAACGCGGGCACGGGCTGCGTGGCCTCCACCGGACGCACGTAGCGCCCGGACAGGGTGAAGTTGAAGATGCCGGGCGCGGCGCTTGGCAGTTCAAGGCTGAACGTTCCCCGCGCTCCGGGCAGGGCGTGGCGGTGGCCGTCCAGATAGACGTGTAGGGTGGCGGATTCCATGTCCCCGGCCTCGGACGTGGGGCGGTACTGCCAGCCGGTGAGGGGCGCGGCCGAGGCGGCGCAGGTGGCGGCGCTGTCCGCGCCGGTCAGGGTGTCGGCCTCGGCGAACGCGCCGGTCACGGCGTCGAGGAGCAGCCCGGTCACGCCGTGGGCGTTGACCACGGCCACCAGCGTGCCCGAACCCGATCCGCCGGAGACACCCTCGCCGGGCGTGAAGTCTGCCGGGGACGAGGCCGTGGGCACAAAGACCACGGCCTCGGCGCGCATGGCGCAGGCGCGCAGCAGGGCGTCGGTCTCCGGACGCCGTACCGCGGTGCCGTCGAGGCCGCCGCCGCGCAGCTCGTGGCGTCCCGTGTAGCCGCTTTGCAGCTTGCCGTTGACATGCGCCACGGGCGAGAGCGTGGACGAGATGCGGTCGTTGGCCACGGCCTCGCCCTGCGGATTCACGGTGGCGCCGGAGAGCATCATCAGCGCGTCGGCCGCCGTCGGTGCGGCGTCCTCGCCGTAGGTGGTCTCGATCTTGGCGAACAGCGCCTGCCGGGTGGTGAGCTTGTCGCGAAACAACATGTGGTGCCTCCTGATCAGTGGATGGGGTCGTGGTAGGAAATGGCGTAGCCGTAGAATGCGCCGAATCCGCCTCCGCCCGGCCACTGGCGGTCGGGCGGGGCGGGAACCGGGGTGGTCGGGATGTCGGCCGCCACCAGTGCGGAGGTGGCCGTGCGCTCCACCAGTTCGGCCAGCCGCTCATGGGCGGCGCGTCCGGTCTGGCAGCGGTAGCCCTCGGGCGCGGTGACCCACACGCCCGCAGGGGAAAACACCCCCACCAGCACGAGGTGTTCGCGGTCCACGAGGTTGGCGGAGCGCGAGCGGTCATCCGTGGCGATCTGCACCACCGGGGCCTCGTCCAGCTCCGGGCCTGCGCCGGGTTCGTACCCGGCCACCACGGTGAGGGTGGTCCCCCACGTTTCGGCGCACAGTCGGTCGATGTCCGCGTCGCGGGCGATGGCGGCGGCCATGGTCACGACGATGTCGTTCAGGTTCATGTCTGCCTCACGAGGTTGTTGAGTTCCTGGACGTAGACGCGCGCCAGTCTGTCGCCTATGCGGCGGCGCAGGCGGCGTTGCAGGGATTCGCGGCGGTAGTAGGTCATCATGGACGGGCCGTAGAGCCGCTTCACGGGCAGCCGCTTGCCCCCCGTACGTTTGACGAGCAGCCGCGCGCCGCCCCGCGTGGGCATCCAGAACGAGCCGCGCACGGTCTTGTGCGGCAGGCGGGTCTTGATCTTCACGGACACGCCGCGCCTGGGGCGTGTGGCGGCCGAGGCACCCGGCCGGGTGGGGTAGTGGTCCAGCCCCGCGCTGCGGCGGCCGGAACCGGACAGTTCGGCCACGGGGTGCGTCCACGTGGCCTTGTGGATGACAAACGCGTTGCGGATGTCGCGGGCGGACAGGGCCACGTCCTGCCGGATGAGGCGTACGGCGTCGGTACGCGCGCCCTGCGCCACCTTGTTGGCGGTGCGCGCGGCCACCTTGTCGAGTCCACGGTCCATGGTGCCCAGCAGTTTCTGCACGCGCCGGATGTCGCGGGTTGATGCCGCGGGGTCGATGATCATGCCTGCCTCCATGCCGCGAGACGGCCAGTGACGCAGGCGCAGGCCCACACGTGGGCCGTGGTCTGGGGTGCCGCGCAGATGCCGGCCACGGTGTAGGTCTGCCCGTTCACCACGAACAGCGCGCCGTTTCGCGGCTCGGCGGGCACCTCGCTCACGCGGACCTTGATCACGGCCTCCCCGCCGGATGCGTCGCGTCCGCCGTGCTCCATGCGCACGGTGACCTCAAGGCCGCAAGCGGCCGGGTCCGCCCGGTAGAGCGCCGCGCGCCCCGTTTGCGCGAAGACGGCGTCCATGACCGTGGCGGCGTTCATTTGGCACCTCCGAACCAGCGGCGGGACAGGCGGTCCAGCACGCTCGGGGTGCTCTGTTCGCCCGCCTCGATGCGCTGCTTGCGTCCACGGTGGTAGCTGGCCACGCCAAGGATCGTCAGCGGGATGAGCCAGAAGGTTTCCGGGACGTTGCGCAGTTCGGCGATGACGTCGGCGCTCGTGCCGCGCGCGATGCCGTAGGCGATGGCGCAGGCCATGGCGCTCCACGCCAGCGCGGAGCAGAAGCCCCAGAACGGTCGCCAGCGGCGGGACCACGTGTCCTCGGAGCGCGTCTCGGTTTGCATGGTCCCGTTCACTGTGCGCATATCCTCGGTGGCACTGACGATGGACAGCCGCTCCAGCTCGAAGTGGTGGTCCTCCTCAACGCGGGAGAGGGCCGTCATGGCCGCTGCCGCGTCGCCGTCGATGGCGGCCAGCACGGCCTGCGGCTCGCTCTCGGCCAGCCCGAGGGCGCTGGCCACCATGCCGCCGACAGCCGCACCGCCGGGTCCGGCGATGGCCGTGCCAAGCAGCGGCAGTCCCATGCCGAGGAGGCGCTTGCCCACGTCGGCCCAGTTCATGCCCGCCCCCTGGCCGGGTACAGCCACGCCACGCGCGGGTCCTTGTCCGGGTCGTCGTCGGCGTGGATGAAGTCCTTGGCAACGCCGATGCGGGTGAAGCCTGCGGCGATGAGTCCGCCCAGCACGAGGAAGCGCTCGCGGCTATTTCGCACGCGGATGTCCACGGCGTGGGCTTCGCGCGTGCTACTGGCGAGGTGCGCGGAATCCTGCGCGCCGCCGACCTCGGCGTTGTGCCGTTCGCAGCGGCAGGCGCTGGTCAGGATGAAGGGGATGCCCGCCAGTTCGCGCGCCACGTTCAGCCGCGCGCGCGTCTCGGGGTGCATGTGCACCAGCCCGCAGCAGGTGCAGGCCAGCTCGGAGTCCGCAAAGAATTCCTTCATGTCAGTCCCTCCCGTTTCCGTTCAAGAGTTCCGCCTTCGTCTCGTCTGGAATCTTGTCGCTGTAGACGATGAGCGCGCGCACCATGGGGGTGAACACGCCCATGGTCTTCTCCAGCCGCCGGAACTCCTCGCGCGTTACGAACTGGCGCGCCATGCACGCCCGTACCCCGAAGGCCGTGAACACGGACACGAGCGTCGAGCCGAAGAACAGTTCAAGTGGGGTCAGCAGCATGGCCGCTCCGTGGGTCAGTGGTTCTTGCGAGGCGGGAAGCGCAGCGCCCGCAGCGCCCGCCCGCCTCGCCCCCGGCCCGCGCAGGGCGTGCGGGCCGGGGACTTGGAGGGAGGCAGGGAGGTGCTATGCGGCCTTGGCGTTCACGCCCTTGAGCAGGTAGCCCGCAAGGGACATGGTGATGCATTCGTCGGTGTGCTGCCGTGCGCGCACCACGTTGGAGCGCACATTCTCGTCGCGGTAGGTCTCCACGCTCAGCGCGCCGCCGTCGGTCTCCCATGCGAAGGTCCGGCCGAGGCACGGCTCCTTGAGGTCGAGCCCGCCGTCCGACAGCACGGCCAGCATGGCGTAGGTGCTGGCCCAGATTCTGGCGGGGCTGACGCCCTTTCCGGCCTTGGCCGAGTCGTACACGCCGCCCGCCACGATGACGCGATCCACGCCGAAGTACTGGGCCAGCAGCGGCGCGGACAACTCGCCGCGCACCACGTTGGGGTTGGAGAACTTGATGCGGTCCACCACGGCGTCGCACACGCCAAGCCCCCGGAAGATTTCGCGGTTGATGATGAGGGCGTTGGGGGCAAGGCCCGTGGCGTCCTCGATGGCGGTCTTGCCCGCGTTCACGTCGGCCAGCGGGTCCGCGCCTGCGGGGTCCAGCCAGCCCTTGGCCACGCTCTCGGTGCGGAAGGTCGTCTCGTTGAAGACGCGGTCGGCGATGCGCTTTTCGGCCACGCGCTCGATGATGCCCGTGGCGCGCGTGGTGGCCACGCTCTCCGCGTCGAAGTAGGTGGCCAGCATGGCGGCCTCGGAGTCGTCCACCGGCTCCTCGAAGCCGTTCTCGCGGCAGTTGAATTCCTTGAAGTCGTAGGGGAAGTCGTCCCGGCTGTAGGCGGAGCGCGGGGCGCGCTCGGTGCGGGGCATGGACAGCAGCGCCTTGGCCGGGATGGTCGGATACTGCCCGGTCTTGACCCGCGTGGGGAAGATCGGCAGCACCAGCCTGCCGATGTAGCCTCGGCGGGTGTCGTCCGTGGTGAATTCCATGGCCACCTGTTCGAGGTCCGGGCGGCGGATGGCGTTGGTGGTCTGCGGATGGGGCATGGGTGTGTTCCTCCCGGTGCTCGATGGTTAGCTGACGGTTCGGGTGTCGGTGTAGCCGTGGGGCATGATCTCGATGCGCTCCCCGGCCTCGGACGCGGCTTCCATGGCGATGCCGACGCGGCGGTAGCTCCCGGCCACGGCGGGCAGGGCCTGCACGCGTCCGAGGGTGGCGGCGTAGACCACCGCGCCAAGGGGGATGGCCCCGGCTGCCTCGACCACCACGGTGCCCGCGGCGTTGAGCAGCTTGAGGCTCACGTTTTCCCCTGCGTCGGCGAGGTATTCGGTGACGCCGACGGGTTCGTCGGCGGACGAGGCGCTGGCGTATTCCGCCTCGCCGCTGGTGTTGATGCGGCACAGCTTGCACGGGCCAACGCCGCCGGATGCGGCGACGAAGGTCATGCGGGGTCCGTCGGTATAGGGCATGTCGTGTCTCCTCTATTTTCCGCAGCGCTCGACATAGGCTGCGTGCAGGGCGGGTTCCTCGCGCGCCACGAGGCTCATGGCCCGAGTGATGGAAATGCCGTCGGCCGTGGCGCGGGCGCGGGCCACGGCCATGAAGTCCCTGTTGCCGCCCTTGTCCTGCGGCACCTGCCCGGCGCTGCCGCCAAGGCTGGCGCGCAGGTCGGCCTCGGCGCTGGCGGCGGCCTCGCGCGCGTGCAGGACCATGGCCTTGTAGGTCGCCTCCGGGGGCAGGCCCTTGGCCACGGCGTCGGCGGTCAGCTCCGCCCCGGCCCCGGCCTTCATGATCTCCAGCACGCGCTCGCGTTCGGCTGCGGTGGCCGTGGCGGCTGCCTGCGCCTCAATGGCGGACACGAGGTCCGGATGCGCGGCACGAAGCGTGTCCACGGTGTGCGCGTCCGTCGCTGCGGATGCGTTCCTCGCCCCGGCTGCGGGAGCCTCGGGCGTGTGCGCTGCTGCCTTGTCGGGCATGGTGCGCTCCCTCCTTTCGCCCCTGGCCAGCGCCAGGGCGGTTTCAAGGTTTCCGATCTCGTCGGCCAGCCCGGCCTGCACGGCCTCGGCACCGATGAAGGTGCGGCCGTCGGCCATGTCGGCCAGCACGGTTTCCACATGGACGCCCCGGCCCTCGGCCACGGCGTCCACGAACAGCGAATAGTAGGCGTCCAGCTGCGACTGCAGGTAGTCCTGCCCCTCGCGCGAGAGGGGCGCGGCGTCGGAGGCGACACGCTTGTAGCGCCCGGCGGTCATCACCGTGCGGTGCACGCCGGCGGCGCGGTCCTGCTCGGAGCGGTCGTAGTGCACATAGGCCACGCCTATGGAGCCCACCTCGGCGTTGGAGCCGATGACCACGCGCTGCGCGGTGGCTCCCACCCAGTAGGCGGCGGAGCACATCATGCCGTAGCTGTGCGCCACCACGGGCTTGCTCGCGCGGGCGTGGCGCACGGCCTCGGCTATTTCCTCCACGGCAAACACGCTGCCGCCGGGGCTGTCGATGTCCAGCAGGATGCCGCACACCGCGCCGTCGTCCGCCGCCTGCCGGATGCGCGAGGCGATCTGCTGCGAGCTGGTGCCGCCGCTTATGGCCTGAAACAGGTTCATCCTGCGCTCCATCACGCCTGTCACCGCAATCACGGCCACGCCGTCGCGCAGCTCATAGGCGCGCAGGTCCGTTCCGCCGCCCTCGCCGGGGCCAAACAGTTCGCGCGCGGCCACGGGCGGCTGCGTGCCGCCCAACTGCGCGGCCACGAAATCGGCCACGGCGGCCAGCTTGTCCGGGTGCAGCGCCCAGAAGCGCGTGCTCAATTCCATGACGGCCCTATTCGTCCTCGGCATGTTCCGTCTCCTCGTCGGCTGCGGATTGGGTGCGTGCGGCGGGCGCGGTCCCGGCACCCAGGCCGAGGCTCACGCCGTACTCGTCTTCCAGATCGCGGATGAAGGCCCGTTCCTCGGCCCGCTGGCGCAGGGCCTCCTGCCAGTCCTTGCCCTGCTCGGCGCAGGCGTCGCGGTAGCTGCGCTCGCCGATGGCGTGGTTGACCTTGTTGGCGCTGGCGGTCTTGAGGGGGTCGATGTGCTTGGGGGGCTGGGGCAGCCACTGGGCGCGGGTGTAGTCGTGCAGGTTGGCGCGCATGTGCCCGAGGTCCGCCACGGGCACGAGGCCGCGCACGGCCCCGGCGTAGAGCATCCACGCCAGCAGCGGCTGGTTGAAATGCGGGTTCAGCACAAGGTGCTGCTCGGTCTCGGTGAGCTGTTCGGACTTGTTCATGCTCGCCCGGCTGGCCGAGTAGCTGGCCTTGTACTCGCGCGAGACGTTCTCCGGGCCGCGCCCGGTGGCCATGCCGAGGCGCTTGACGATGGAGTCGAACATCTTCTCGTAGTTCGGTCCCGGCGCGTCGTTGGAGAGAAAGCGCACGTCCTCCTGCGGCCCGGTGTGCAGCAGGATGGCCTGCTCCAGCTCCTCGTAGCGCTCGTCCCACGAGTTGCCGAGCCTGCCGCCCGCGCTCACGTGCTGGAGGTTCATCACGAACATGTTGGCGATGAGGGTGCGCACCAGCGCGGCGTCCACGAAATCCTTGTTGTCGCGCAGCTCCTTGATCATGGAGCCGAGGATGGAGTCCTGGCGGTACTCGCCCACGTTGCGCACGTCGCACACCATGAGCACGCGCGGCAGGCCGGTGGCCTCGTCGCGCACGGGCACGCGCACGGCGGGCTGGCCCATGGCGCGCGACAGGTGCACCGCCACGGGGCGGCCGTCGTGGTCTATCTCCACGCCGTCGCAGACCTCGGCGCGGGTGCCGGGTGCGGGGTCGGACAGGCGCATGGGGTCCAGGGGCAGCACGGACAGGGGCAGGGGATTCATGGGGTCGTCGTCGGCCAGCACCTGAAACAGGCCCACGCCGAACAGCCGCCAGTTGAACCACGCCAGCGCCTGCAGGCCGTAGAAGTTCAGGCGGCGCTGGGCATCGCAGAAGAAACGGCAGTCCATCCCCCAGCGCTCGAAGAGCTTGGCCCCGGCGCGCTGAAACTCGTGCCGCCACGCGTCGGACAGGCCCAGCCACTCGGCGTCCGGTGCCAGCTGGGGCGTCAGGCCAATGCCCACGCCCTCGGCGGTCAGCCCTTCCAGCAGGCCGTGGGCCATGGCGTCGTTGGTGTAGAGGTCCAGCGCGCGGTCCTCCACCTGCCTGCGCTGCATTTCTGCCAGCCGCCGGGTGACGATGGAGTTCGTCCAGTTGGACATGGTCCCCGTGCGGGCCGCGCCGTGACGCACGGCATGCCGCCCGCGCATGGGGGCAGTGCGCGACGCGTTCATCGCCGGGGCCTGCCGAAGCGCGCGCGGGACAGAATGGACCCGGAGGCCTCCGCCACCAGCTGGCGGCGCAGCTCCTGCAGCCGCCCAAGGTCCGCGCGGGTATAGGTCACCCCATCCCCGGTAAAGGCCTGCCCGCTCTCCAGAATCTCGGCAATGGCCCGTTCGGCCTGTTCAAGGGTAAGCGCCATGCATTCCTCCGGATGTTCAGAGTGTACTTCGAGGCCGCTATACACCCTGCGCACCGGGGGCGCGCAATATGCCCATTCCTAGAGGCAGGAATGTCCTAGGGGGGAAGGGGGGCTAGATTTTCGGTTCTGGAAGGATTATGCAACGATTCCGTACTGATACCATACCATATTCGACACGAGCGAGGCACGAATGAGCGAGAATATGCGGCCCCTACTTATCAGCGCTGCTGAAGCAGCTAACCTTCTGCTTCAGATAGCAAAACACAAGGCTGGTTTGTATGTAGGCAAACCAATGCAAGCCAATAACCTCCGCATAAAGCTCGACAAAGTGATGCAATCTCTTGCCATGAACCCAGAATGCCTCATACGAAGCGCGCCATTGTTTGGCATCGTCGACTATATCAATGAAGGCATGCCGGCATCACAGCCCAAAAATGTCAGTCCACGAGAAGAACTTGAAGCAATTCTCGCGTCTATTGAGAGTCAGATCAAAGTCCAGACACAAATCGGGTTCACTGCGGAGGTTTTTCGGACACTGGCCGAGTTGAATGCTTTCACAAAGCAGATCGAAAACAGAATCGGTCACGTAGAGGGGTCGCAAGACGCATACAATGCGAAATTAACCGGTGACATTGCGACCTGCGAAAAAACGCTGCACAACTATCTCAAAGAGGCTCGCAGCGGATTGGAAACGTCCAAATTCTCGCTAGGGAGATTGGAAGAATACACGAAGCACCTTGAGAACAGAGTCCAGCAATTGGAAGCCGTGCCAAACGCCTACGATCCGAAGTTCGACGCTGCCATAGCGGCCAACGACAAGAAGCTGCTGGACCATATCACGGATATCCGTAGCACGTTCGAGAGGGACACGACGGCTCGTGTCGAGGAACTGACGCAATACATCGCTCAGGCAAGGCAGGATGCCGAGCATATCACCCAAAAATGTGCGGAGATAGACGCCCTGTCCGCTGCCGCTGGCGCCAGTACGCTCGTCACGGAATTTTCGGTAAAGGCCGATCAGGAGATACAAAGCGGTCGGTCTTGGCGCTGGTGGGCGGTGGGTTGCTGCGGCGCTCTGGTTGGCTACGTGCTGGCGCTTATTTTCTACTTCGCACAGGTGTTGCCTCCTGCCCAGTACTACAACATGTTTTCCGCCATCGTCGTGCTGCTCATCCCGTTCGTGTACTGCGCCAAGGAATCGTCCCTCCATTTTGCCGTTGGCCGCGAATACCGCAGAAAACAACTCGAACTGGCCGCCCTTGGTCCCTATCTCAGTGGATTGGACAAGGACAAGGCGGACACGCTGAAGGCCGAACTTTCCAAGGCATACTTCTGCAAACCAGCGAACAGGAAGAGAGGCGAAGAGAGGACCATCCGCTTCGGCGGCGACGCGCTGAAGGAACTCATCGACTATGCCATTCAGGCCTTCAGGAAATCTCAGCAATAGATGAAAAGCATACGGCCCCCGGCATCTGCCGGGGGCCGCATGTGTGAAGGGGGAGCGTTTGGGTGTTCGTCAAGTGAACTTACCAGCGCGAATCCTACGTTCAATTTCCTTTTTGCATGAGTCTTTGCAAATTCGCCAAGCTTTATTTTTATCTGTGTATTCTTGGTTTTCTATTTCAAATCTTTGGTATTTTTGCTTGCAATGTGTGCATTGTAGTGAATATGCTGCATGGCCATTGACTTGTTCCGCAATTGTGATGATTTCTCCAGAACACTTTGGGCAATACGCGGTCAGATCCTGGATTTCGTTTTCCCATGGATGCCAATTCCACGTCCACTTCACCTTATATATTTTGTCTTCTGTGTAGTCGCGGAACGTCTTTGGTTTTTTCCGTCTCGAGTCCAGCCAATGCTTTATCAAATATCGACAAACACACCATATCGTGGGGGCTGCAAGCGCAACGAGTAGTATTCCATAAAGCGGGACTACATACGTGGTGCCGAGCACGTCGGAAAAAATCTGTGGAATCTCTTGAAGCGTCAGCACGAAACCATCCCAGTAGTTATCAACAATCTTATCGCTGACTTTATCCAAGACGCTCGTGATGATGTATCCCAATATGCCAATTGGTATGAGCAGGCATTTGATTCCCTTGGGCATCTTCTTCCATGCGCTCAGTGAGCGCACCCATTCCGAGAGGACTTTGATCATATCGTTTTCCATTTAGGTCTCCAGGCCGTGTCATTCAATTGGATTTTTCCAAGGATAAGTGCCAGCTTTCTGCACGTATCCTCGTCGCCCAGCTACCCAAGTCTCCAGAATTCTTCCCGTTCCCACCCCTGCGGAAAACCGGACGCCGCATGCATGTCCACCGGGCTTGCTTCCACCAGAGCGTGGAACTTCCTGTTCCACTCGCTGTCGTTGGTAAAGGCGCACAGCATGGCGTAGATCATGGCGAACTTCGCGTAGGGCGTGTGCGGGGCAATCTTCGGGTGGGTATACGCGTCCACGTTTCGGGCCTTGGGTGGAAGGCTTCTGTTCCAGATGCGCTGGTGGTGCGCACACTGGTTGCGCAGAATGGACAGCTCGTGGATCCAGCCCCCGAAATCTTTGTGGTCGAAGCCGAAGGTGCCGGCGATGAGCTTCTTGTATTTCGTTCTGCGCAGGGCGGAATACACGCGCGACCACACGCCCATGCTCGCCACCTCGCCCACGATCCATGACGGGGGCAGTCCTGGAGTCTCATAAGTTTCGAAATAGTGGCGACAGGCAGGATGCGCCTCGTCACGGTCCGCACGGGTGCATCTGCGCAGTTCTTTGATGAAAAGCTCGAAGCGTGACTTCCCGCCGTCTCCGTTCGGACTCGAAAACCTCGAATCGAAGCAGTCCCTTTCCAGAAACCAGTGCGCGCCCTCCCGAGTGCTCATGGTGTTGGAAATGACGCTACGAACGGCTATCTCAATGCGATCCAGCGCATCCAGAGCCAGCGCGCGAAGCTTTCTGTCGAAGATGTAGAGATCGAGGAGATCGTCGAAGGTGGTCCCCGGCGCGAAAACCTTGTTCCCCTTGGCGTGGAAGGGCGGAGCGTACGATTTGAGCCGAAACAGGCCAATGGTGGTGAGGTAGCGCTTGGCGCGGTCCTCGTCCGGGATGTGCAGACCCTTGCCGCGCAGATGCGCGAGCTGGTCGTCGAGGGTAAGGGCGGGCTTGTCGTAGTTCATTGGACAATAAAAAAAACCTACCGCCCCTCATTCGATATTATAGGCTCGCGGCCTGGGGCAGTAGGTATTGTCCGTATGGATGCGTTTTACCTATCAGGTCGCCGTTAACATGTCAACACGAACGCCGCGCAAACCGGGAAGACGCACGAATCCGAATATCCGGCAAGGTAATATCGCAGATTCTATCCTTCTTCAAGCCCCATTCCCCTCATCCCTCCTCCACGCTCTTGAACCGCGCCCCGCAGTGGCCGCAGCGGTGGTAGCGCTCGCGCACCCGTCCGCACCACGGTAGGGACTTGGTCACCCCCAGCCGGCCCGGCGTCAGCCGCCCCCCGCACACCGGGCAGACCACGCCCGTGCGCGGCGAGAAGTCCGCCACCGCCGCATGCTGCACCCGCCGCACGATCTCGCGCACCACGTCGATGGGTATTCTAGTTTCCAAAGGGGGACCTCCTGAGTCCGGCCAGCCGGGACTGGCGCTTTGCGTGGCGGACGGCGTCCGGCGGCAGCACGAGGGCCGCCTCGGGCAGTAGCCGCATGGCGGGCGTCCACATGGGGTCCGCCGCGGCGGCGGCATAGACCTCGCAGTCCAGCAGATGGTTGGCGCGGCCTCCGGCCTCCCACACCTCGCGCCCCTTGTCCACGCGCTTGCGCTCCGCGGTCACCTGCTTCACATATTCGGCCAGTTCCCCGCGCTCGGCCTCGGCGTGCAGATGCATGGCCGAGGCCGTGGCCGAGGGGGACAGCCGCGCGTGGATGCGGTCCTTGAAGGCCGCCGTGTCCAGCAGGTAGCCCACGATGCGCCCCGCGAACAGTTGGAAGCGCTGCGGCTGGCCGGGCTGGTTGCCCCATGTCGTGGCGCGCACGGCAACGGGCATCTCCCGCCGCGCGCCCTTCACGCCAAACACCGGCCACTGCGGCATGGCCTGCTGGAGCCACGCGTAGGTCTCCTCGGTCTTGGACCAGCCGTGCGGGTTGCCGTCCCTGCCGCCGCCCGTGTCCACCGCCGTGCGCCAGATGGGTGCCAGCACGCCCTCGCGTCCCTGCACCGGGTAGAGCTTCGGCAGCAGCACCTCCTCGGCCTCGGACAATCCACCCGGCAGGAAGCCCCAGTCCACCAGCCAGCTGCGCCCGTCGCGCGCCCACGCCCGCACCACGTACCAGCAGCCCAGCATCTGCACGTCCACGCCGCAGGTCACGGCCCACGTCTCGGCGGGGCAGGTGCCGCGCGGCAGGGTCTCGTCCACCATGGCCATCACGGCGGAGGCCGGGGTCTCGCGCGTCACCACCCGGCAGGGCACGGCGCGGCGGTTGTTGTCGTAGTTCTGGAGGCGGCGCGGATCGCCCTGCGCCAGAAACCAGTCGTGCAGCACGGCAGAAAGCGACACCAGCACCGTCTCCCAACTGCGCAGGTGAAAGGCCACCACGCTCGGGCGCTGCGGCGCGTCGCAGGGCTGCCATGCGTCGTCGCGCACGTGGCCGGGCAGCCAGCGCCCGCGCCGCAGGGCGAGGTTGCGCGTCTCGTCCGTCCAGCCGAATCCGCAGTGCGAGCACTCGTAGCGCGCCAGCCCCCGCCGCCTGATCTCCTGCGCCCGTTCCTCGCGTGGCAGGGCGGCCATGGCCTCGCGCTCGCTCGCCACCACGCGGATGCGCGCGTCGTCCATGATCTCCAGCTCGCCGCAGGCCGGGCAGCGCGCGGCGTAGCGGTAGAACACCTGCGCCTCGCGGCAGGCGTCGCGCCAGATGGTGGAGGCCTCGGACAGTCCGCGCGGCTTGCTCACGCGCAGAATCTTGGACGTCTCCATGTGCTCGTAGGCCGTCACGCGCTCCTCCATGGTCTGCACCGAGCCGGGGTCCTGATAGGCGTCCTCCTCGTCGATGACCACCACCCGCATGGATACGGACGACATCTGCGCCTCGGACCCGGCCCACATGCCGTAGATGCCGTCGCCCCCGCGAAACTCAATGCGCGCGTTCTGGATGGCGCGGCGCGGGTCCGCGTGGAGCTGCTCGCGCAGGGCGGGAACGTGCTGCACGTAGCGGGCGATGGTCTCGCCGAACTTGCGCTTGAGGGCCTTCTCGTCGGGCATGCCGATGCCGGCCGGTCCCATCTCGCGGCACAGGTCGGCCAGCAGGCAGGCGTAGGCGATGGTGGTCTTGGTGGTCTGCGACGGCGCAACGATGAACAGCTTGCGCACGTGCTGCGCGTCGAAGGCGTCCATGATGGCCCGCGCGTAGGGGGCCACGTCCGCACGCCACAGCTTGCCCTTGTAGGGTCCGGCGGCCACCCGCAGCGTGCCGCGCGCCCACTGGTAGGTGGAAAAGCGCGGCCTGCGGCGGAACACGGCGCGTTCGGCCGCCGTGGCCGCAAAGGGCGCGGGGACGAGGGCGAGGGCGGCGCTATTCATGATGGTCGCCTCCGGCCTGCCGCGCGCTCGCGCACTTCTCCCACGCTTCGCGCATCGGCTCGGTCCACCACGCGCCGGTGGCGTAGGGGTCCAGAAAATCCTCCACCATGGAGGCCCACAGCCTGCGCAGCTGCGGCGTGCGCGAGTGGGCGAAATCCACGGCCACGGGCACCATCTCCGGGCCAAGCCCCAGCGTCTCGCACAGGGCGCGGGCGCTGTCCTCGTCGCCGCCGTACACCGCCGCCACGCGTTCGGCAGCGTCCTGCCCGAAGGCCTCCAGTCCCAGGCGAAAGGCCTTGGCCCGCGCCGCCAGCTCGCCCTCCACGGTGGCCGTCTCCACCAGCAGCCCGAGGTCCTGTTGCAGGCGCAGGGCTTCGCGCTTCTGTTGCGTCTCCAGCTTCAGGGCGTGGGCCAGCCCGCGCCGGGTGGCCACGCCCTGCGCCTCGGTTTCGCCGTCCTCGTCGCAGGCCAGCGGCCTGTCCTGCGTCGGGTCCGCGTCCACCCGCCGCACCAGATGCGCCACGGCGTAGGTCTCCACGGCGCGCATGGAGAATCCGCCGCCCCGGCGCGGCGTCAGCACCCCGCGCCGGATGTCCGCCGCCACCTTGTTGTAGCTGCACTGCCAGCCCTGTTCCGCCAGATGCTGGTGCACCTGATGCACATTTTCCAGAATGTCGCTCATCCCGTGATCCTCCCGCGCGGGTCCGCTTCGATCCACCGCAGCACCTCGTCCGGACCCATGAACACGAGGCGTGAAATCCTGCCGGACAGCTCCCAGCCCTCGGGCGTGCCGCGCCAGCCGGGCGCGCAGCACAGCTCCAGCCCGCCGTCCGCGTGCTTGACGATGCGCGCCCGGCCTTCGGCCCGCGCCAGCAGCCCGCGCAGCTCGCGCACGGCCGGTGGCAGCTCCTGCGGCTCCGGCCGCTGCCCGGCGCTGGGCACTGCGGGCGGCGTTTGCGCCGGGCGCGTCAGGCGTTCCAGTTCGCGGCGCACGTGCGAGGGCAGCCCCGCCCGCACCCACGCGGCCACGTCCACCCCGTGGCCCACGGCGTCGCCGATGTCCTTGCCGAGGCTCGGCGGAGCGGGCCAGCGCAGGCTCTGCGGAAACTCGTCCTCCCACCAGCCCGCGTTGGCGCGGCCCGCGCCGTCGTAGTCCAGCGCGTTGAGAATGCACGATGCCCCGCGCAAAACGCCCGCCGCGCGTTCGTCGGGCCGGGCCGATGCCGAGCCGGTGGCCATGGTCCCCACGCCCATGCCGCGCACGAAGCGCCAGACCATGGCCGCGTCGCGTTCCGTCTCGATGATCACCCACACCCGCCACTCGGGCCGCCCGTAGACGTGGAACCCGCAGTACCCGCCCTTGACGTGCCAGTAGCGCGGGTCGGCCCCTTCGCCGCTGCGGCGGATCTTGATCTTCACCACCCGCCCGCCCGGCGCGTAGGGGATCACCAGCCCGGCGGGCAGGAAGATCTTCGCCTCGCCGCCGGTGCGGCCCGTGGCGTGGGGCAGTCCCCACGAGGTCACGGGTGGGAACTTGTCGCGCTCGTTCCAGCCCATGCGGCAGGCGCGGGCCGTGTCCATGTCGATGCCCCATCCGGCCAGCATCCGCGCCACCTCCGGCGCGGACTCCAGCCGTCGCATGCTGTGCTCCACGAACTGCGCGGCGTGGCGGCTCCAGTCCTCGCAGGGGTCCCCGGCCTGCCTCGGGGTCCAGCGTGGCGCATCCTCGCGCCGCGCGCGGCGTCTGGGCTGCGGGGCGGGGCGACCCGCCGGGGCGCTTGGCGCGTAGGTCTGGCGAAACTCCGCGAAGCCCAACGCGTCGTCCGGCTCGCGGCCGTGCGCCGCGTTGTACACGCCGATGAGGTCGGCGGCCGTGCCGCAGCTCAGGCACTGCGCCACATCCTTGGTCCAGTTGTACGAAAAGGCGTTGCCCGGCGTGCGCTCCGCATGGAAGGGGCAGTCCGCCCATATCTCGCCGCCGCGCTCCCGCGCCAGCTGCGGGCGGGTCAGGATGTCCAGCGCCACGGCGCGGCAGCCCTCCGGTCCCAGCCAGTCCATTGCCGCACCCATGGCTACCTCTCCCCCCGGACGCACGCATGGCCGCGCCAGATGTCGAAGCGCGGAGCGGGGCCTTCGACCTTCGTGGTGGGCTTCGAAGGTGCTTCGACCATCGAGCGGAGCGAAAATGCCCGGTATTCGTGTGTTTTCATCATGGCTTCGTGCCTTCGGCGTTTTTTGGGTGACACTCTCTTTCTCTATGCCTTTTCTCTTTCTCTTATTTTTTCTTCTCTTTTTCTTTTTCCTTATAAATAACTAAGGGTCGAAGAAGAGAATAAGGAAAGAGAGGAAAGGCTTGCCCCGTCTGGTTTTCGGTGTCTTCGTCATCTGCTTCGACCTCCCTTCGCGCCTTCGAGGTTCCTAGCCCTCGGCCGGAGGCTCATGCTCCGGCTTCACCACGGCGGCGTAGAACACCTTGTTGATGGGCGACACGCGCCGCAGCTCGGGCCTGCCCTTGAGGTCCTGCCCGAACACCACGTGCGAGGGCACGAACTTCTCGGCCATGCTCTTCTCCTGCTGGCACCAGTGGCGGAACGAGGCGTACATGTGCGAGACCATGGTCTTGCGCCCTCCCTCCCCGTCGGTGATCTCGACGCACTCGCGAAGGAACTCGCCCACGAGGTCCTGCGCGTCCATGTATTCGTCGGTCTCCTGCACCACGATGGCGGGTGGCGGCAGGCGCATGCCGTCGCCTAAAAGCCGCATGGCCCCGCGTACGGCCCACGCGAGCCTTCCGGACAACTCCGCTGGCGTATTGAGCGTCTCCTCCAGCATGCGGTCCATGGGGAAGATTTTCTTTTCGGGGTCGGTGATGCCGGGCAGGAACTGGCAGTAGAAGGGGATCACGCGCAGGCGCTGCTTGAAGGCCTGATCGCCGCCGTCCACGGTGGGAATGCGGTTGGTGGCGAACAGCAGCTTGCACTCGGGGATGAATTCGATCTGCTCCGACGAGTACACCCCCCGGCAGGGGATGGGGTCGCCGCCGGTGAGCATCTTGATGGCCGCGTCGGAGAACTTGGCCGTCTTCTTGGATTCCGAGGCCACGCCCAGCCGCCTGAAACGCAGGTTCACCAGGTCCTGACGCGGACCGCTGGAGTTGCCCGCCTTGCCCTGATCCAGCAGCAGCTCCACGGGCACCGTTGTGTAGTAGTCGCCCATGATGGACCGCAGGGCGCGGAAGAACACGCCCTTGCCGTTGCGGCCGCGCGGTCCCCACAGGCACCAGAACTCCTGGATGTTCGTGTAGCCCGTCAGCCAGTAGCCGGCCAGACGCTGCACGTAGTCGATGAGCTCCGCGTTGCCCTCGAAAACCTGATCGAGGAAGTGGTCCCATGCGGGGCATTCGGCGTTGAGCCCCCGCCATTCCACGGGGGTGGACATGTTGATGTAGTCCCACGGCGAGGGCTGGCGGGAGCGCCCCGTCTCCAGGTCCACCATGGTGTTGGCGCATACCAGCATGGCGGGGTGGCGGTTCCACTCGTCGCCCTCCAGTCCGAGGGAGTTGGCTCCCGCGCCCACCAGCGTCAGCACCTTCTTCACCCGCGCCACGTCGCGCAGGGCGGCGGCGCGCTTGTTCAGTGCGTCGCGCCGGGCGGCCAGCGCGGCCACGCGCCCAAGCCCCAGCATCTGGATGTCCTTGCGCTGCATGGCGGCGATGCACACGCCGTGCTCCGCTTCGTAGCGCGACAGCGCCGCGCCAAGGGCCCGCGCGCGGTCCTCATACAGCGGGGCCAGCTCCTCGCACACGGCAAAATAGTGGTGCCGCCCCGTGTCCGGCAGCCAGCGGGTGCCGTTGTAGCGGTACCAGCGCTCCTCCTTGTTGTCGAAGCAGTAGCGCCCCTCGAACAGTCGGATGAAGAGCTTGGCGTCGCCCAGCTGGTTCAGGCGCATGGCCTCGTTGATCTCGCGCGGGGTGATGACGGGCGGCCCGTCGCGCGTCCGCCGCCGTGCGGCCTTGTCCGCAGCCTCGGCCTCGCGCTGCGCCGCCTCTGCCGCCACAGCCGCCTCCACCTCAGCCCGAATCCCCGTCCCATCATCCCCACGCGACGCGGCATCGACGGCGGCATACGCTGCCCCCCCTTCGCGCGCCCCAACGCAAGCCGCACCCCCGCTAGGCGACGCGGCATCGGCCACGGTGTCGGGCGCGGCACCCGTTGCACTACCTTCGCGTGGTGCGGCACGTCTCGCGTCAGTCACCACGCCCCCTTGCGCCCCAACACAAGCCGCACCCCCGCCGCGTGGGTCGGTCCGCCCCCGCGACCCATCCCCTTCGCGCATAGGCTGCGCGTCCCCATCCATCACGGGCAATGTCCCGTCGGCATGCAGATCATCAGTCATGCCAGGCTCCAATCAGGTGAGAAAAGCAACCCACCGCACCTCCAAAGCCCCTCCAACACGGCCCTCCCCGGCCACCGCCGCCGCGACACCCCACACGCACCACGCCCCAGCCCCAGCAGCCGCGACAAACCCCACACGGCTCGCCCAGCCCACCACACCCGAAGCCCCTCCAACACGGCCCCCCCCAGCCACAGCAGCCGCGACAAACCCCACACGGCTCGCCCAGCCCACCGCACCCGAAGCGCCTCCAACACGGCCCTCCCCGGCCACCGCCGCCGAGGCACCCCACACGCACGACGCCCCAGTCACCGCCGCCGCGACAAATTCCACGCACCACGCCCCAGCCACCGCCGCCGTGACAAATTCCACGCACCACGGGCCACGCGCGATCCGCACCGGCTTCAT